TCCACTTGCTAGCTTGTTTAAGCTGCTTAGAAGACTGCGCTGACTCAGCTTTTTGCAAAACAGAAAGCGGGTACACCCCTTTCGATGTTTGTACAAAAACTTTGCCTTTCTTGATTTCCTTTTTTACTTCCATAATTTATGCCTGTGGTAGTGATCCTCTTCTTTGTCCTCCCGTGTTAGGAAGATATATCGTAGGCTTTTTGCCCTGTACATGTGATTCTGAAATAACTAGAACAGCAATAACCTTGGACTTTACAGGAAAGAGTCCCGGATTGTCCTTCGTAGAAGGAACATAAGCATTCATATCAAAGAACCCGTCATCTCCTTGCCTTTCTGTATGTACGTCATTGCGAATTTGTTTTGCAACTTTGTCTGCACTCAGCTCAGGGACAACTATAGTAAAGTTTTGCCCACCCTCACAAATGACTGAAATAATCTTGTTCATAATAAGTACTCCTAAGTTTGGGGTTTTTATTTTCTCTTACTCTGTCTTTTCACTCTCATCACTATCCTCAGCAGGTTTCCTTTTAATCATCGCTCCAATATGAGAAGCAAAATCAATCTTCAACAACCGCTCGTCACCATAGCATTCATAATAAACCTTCACAGCATCATCATAAGCAATGTCGATGATTACTCTTCTACAATTGTCCGGCAAGATTCCAGCGTCTTCCATCGCTTTAATAAGGTTTGATTCGTGTCCTGCAATTATTTGGTTAATTTTTAATCTCCTTTCATTTTTTAAGCTGCTAAAATATGCCCGCGCTTTCCTGGTCTCTCTACTGAATAAAGAACATAACGAACAACATCGACAGTATGATCATCCTTCTGCTGAGGAATATCTGCCGGATTCCTCGACTTAGATCCTGTCGGATAATGATAAGTAGTCATCTCTCTGCATGTATTCCTGCATGTATTAAAAAGAAACAGGCTGGGCTTACCATTCTGCTTAACTTTAAGTTTGCTTTGAACAAGCTCGATCCCCTTAGCAACATCCTTTCGTGCCGGTTTAGTAATAATACCAGAATTGCGAAGTTCCGCTCTGTCCTCTGCGTTCTCAGGATCTGCCCAAGATGAGATATAATTTTCCTCTCCACTAAAACGTTTGATATTGTCAATGTGCTCACCAATTCCCGTCTTCGCCTGATAATACTCACGATAGACATACCAGTTCTCATCCTTGTCCTTAGTAAGCCACAAGCTAACAAAGGGATTAGTAAATCCAAAATCGAATCCTCTATATCGCGGCCACTCTTCTGGAATCTTGAATGGCTTGATAACATGCACGCTGCGGTGAAACGTCTTATACACCGCTCCATAGAAGGAGGCAAACCTGCCCTTAATCCGGGTGGCTTGAACTTCCTCAGGCCATTCATCGATCAGAGCGTCAACACGCTTATCAGGAATATATCCACCTCTGCTAATGCGATTGGCATTCAAATCAGCATAGAAAACTTCATCCGTATCTGGTAGTTCATTTATCCTCTCTTCTAGAAATGGCTGCGGTATAATAGGCGTCATGCTCCAAGCAAGAAACCCCGACTTGGCCATAAGCCTTGCTTGTATCTCATTAAAGATACCTTGAAAATCATGATGACATTGCTCATCACAGTGACAAGAAGATATAGCGCGACCTTGGAATAATTCCCGTCCTTGATTAAAAGCCTTGAACTCTATACTATGCCCATTTCTTAGGAGAATGCGTCGGGGCACCTTATCCTGCCCATACCGAATGTCATATATATGACAAGAAGGTATGAAGTGTTTTAAGTTCTCTTCCCAGAGAATATCTCTTACTTGCTCCCAGCTTTCTATCGCGACCCAATGAAGTCCACAACTAGCAGACCTAAATGGATGTATATCCAAAGCTAACTGCGCTAGGTCCATCATATTCGTGTATGTTTTGCTGGATTGATTCCCTCCAAGAAGCCAGCGTATATCTACTTGTGACTTATGAAAATCTTGCTGTGGCTCATCCAAGGGCTGGTATAGAGCCAGCTTCTCACCAAGGAATTTTATCTCTTGTGTAGTTAACATCTACTTCCTTTTCTTAATTATAACTGATCCGTGCCTGAGTGCAAGCCACAACTTATTCTTGCTCCAACTGCCCAAGCGTATTATTCTCAGAGGAGATATTCTCACCATCGGTATTCTTCATCGTCTTGCTCATCAGTGCTGTCTCGGTGCCTTCTTCCTTATGGTCAACAACCCAAGGAGTCGCCGATGTATTTATAATCCTATCAGCACGAAGAAGTTTCTTAATGTCATCAACCTTCTTCATCGGAACTGTCATAACATAAAGTTCATCATCAACAGCTAAGTCAAAGATCCCAGGGTCGGCAATAAGCGTTACGCCCTTTGTAAAGCCTACATAATCAGATATAAATCCTACAGCTTTCCGAGCCGGCGTTGAAACACTTTTAAGTACAATCATACAATCGTTATAAGCATCGTCATCAGTAGAACCCGCTGAAAGGGTAAATACTGTTTGACTTGCCAACGACGCCACAGTAGTAGCGATCATTAAGGTACTGTCCAATACAGTACGTAGAAGGACATCAAGAACATCCTGCATAGAAAGAATCTCACCGATACCAGTATCATCATCCAAGTCAAATCCATGTTGTGCACTCGCATGGCCATACGTTTCAATCAAGATACATTGATCCTCCCACGCCTTTGTGCTTTGATCAATAACAGTAAGTACAATACGAGAGGCCTGCATTTCAACATCGGTCAGAACTAGTGAATAGATACCGTTGCCTACATGTGCGAAAGCGTTAGTAGTATTTGCAAAACTTCCTGCGTTCTTACTTATCTTTGTATCAGCTGAAGCATGAGTAACAGGAGTGCTTTCAAAATCTGTAGCATCCCGGTCTATAAGTGGAAAAGATATTGTTGTCGCAATACCGTATTTTCTCAATACAGCCATTTACATAACTCCTCGATCTACACCAGATAGAACTCCACGCTCGACACTTTTGTAAAGTCTTGCTACACCCACAGAAATTTGGGCAAAGTCAAATTCATACAAACGCCTTGGACTTGGCCCTGCTTCTAACGAAACTCTGACTTTTGAAACAGTTTTTTCTCCTGCCGGTATTGCTTTAACCCACCATTCGGAATCAGGGTGTTTCGTTCCTGAATATAAATCGTGCCAGCCCCCCTCATAATAAACATCGACATTGATTCTCGTCGCACCAGTCTGTGCCCAAAATCTAACTCTATCACAAACAATCGGTGAAGATAAAATAAGTTCTAAATAATTTGTGAAGCCGCCTATCGTTTGACGAGCATACGTGCCCGTGTTATTATCATAAGCATAAGTTTCATCATCCCATTTATTGTTTACGTCATCGTGCGATGTTGGCGATGCCCAAATAATTAAACCAAAAGCCCAGTATTCTTCTTGCCAAAAGTTAGTAGGCCAAAAGTTTTTATGCCAAAATCCCGCGAACATTAGCTTGCATCCCGCGTACCTACGGCAGTTCTATTACCATTCGCATCAACGGTACACGACAATCTATTCTTACTATCATTTACATCTCTAAAGACAAGTGTTGCTGAGCCGCCACCGGAAGACTTGGCGGTTAGAATGGATAAAATGAGTTTTATAGCCCCTCGCAGTGTAATGGCCGTACCATCATTATCTACTTCCTCGTCGAGAATTTCATCAACCGCATCGGCATTAAGTCCGGCAGCCTTCAGAACAACTCCATCTGTTCCGGTATCAGTAAGAATGGCATTTATGTCAGCACTGTTATCGTTAGCTGTCTGTGCAGTTCCGTTGACTTCTTTGATGTTGACGTGGAAACCCGTAGGGTCAGCCTGTGATTGTAATTCCCACTCATCTACTATCACAGCAGCAGAGATAGCAGCTTGAACATGCCAAACTGTTGTGGTATCTAAAGCAGTAGCCAACGCTGGTGACATAGTGACAACACGACCACTCGTATATCCTGTAATTTCTCTCACCTGGCCTGCACCTGTGCCGTGTGTAAAGACTATTAAAGAACCGAGATAGTAATCTGTTATTCCTACTGCCGCAGTATCAAGGGTAATTGTCGTTGTGTTGGTGTAAGTTGCAACAAACCCTTGTGCTTGGTCTGCATCTGATAAAGAAACATGGACATCTGCCGCATTAACCTCGTACAAAGTTGATGTATCGGGATTAGTGGTAAAGTCGCTATCAAGCGTAACCACTTTTCCAAAAGTATAAGCCACAATAATTCTTGATTGACCTGCACCTGTACCCTCTACGAGTTGTAAACGGTCACCAACATAGTAATCTGCCGTGGCCACTGCACCAGCATCTAAGGTAAAGGTGTGCCCATTAGTAACAGTGGCGATAACTCCACTGGCATGAACAAACGCCTCTTCAATCTGCCTTAATCGCTTACCAGCGGAAGTTGATATGTTATGGGATGACCCGGTTAGGATTTCATCCCACACAGCATCAGCAGTAGTACCAGCAGCAAGAATTATAAATTTAGACCCATCTGCCGGCGTTCCTGTTAGAGCGGCATTCCAAGAAACTGTCCCACTTGAACCAGCATATCCGGTTATAAGGCGAGATTGACCTGCCTCAGCCCCGGAAGTAAACAGAATAGTCATAACATCATAATGGTCGTTTGTAGCCTCGGCTAAATCGGTTTGAACTTGAGTCGATGAATTTGACCCGGATGTCTCCACAACCCCCGTAGTCATTCCATCAAGCATAGCTTCAAGTTTGTCGGCGGCGGTAGTATCGCCACTGATTTGCGTGGCATTAACATCCTGCGTTGCTGTATCTAAATCAAAAGCGTGCTGTGCCGAAGCATTGCCGTAAGTCTCGATATGAACCACTGTATCAAGGAATACTTTCGTTGCCGCATCTACAATCTTCAGAACACCACGAGCGAATTGCATTTCAGTCGCCGTGAGAACAATGGAATATGTCGAGCCTTCGTCTGTGGCGGTATTGTCGCACAACGTACTGGCCCCGCCATCCTTCATAATCTCACAATCTGCTTGGGCAGGAGTCCAGTCAACTCGCAAGTCAACCCCATCAACCTCGAATACCTCAAAGTCAATCGTAGCTTGAACGCCATATTTCCGTAATCGCATCCCTGAACCCATTATGCAGCCTCGATTCTTCTGCGCAAAACTACTATGCCTGCTGCTGTTACAAAACTTCCATAAATTGCATTCTCGTTCGGGTCTTTGAACATTATAAACGGCTCTCGGGAGAGTTCTACAATTTCAGAAGCGGATAGGATACGATTCCACCAATACATATTGTCAAATCTTGCATCGAAGTTTCTGTTGTTATCAAATATCCTTCCCCCGATACTATGGCTGCCCGTTCCAGCAGTGAAATTTCCGATTCCATTAACTGTACTATTATAAGCGATTTCTGAACCATTCTTATAAATATGGATGTTAGTCGCAGTTAAGCTACCATCCCAAGTAAGTACAATGTGCTGCAAAGTATCAGCAGTTAATATATTTATCCCATTACGGGCAGCGTGTGTATTATCCGTATGTGCTATAAATTCTATATTGTAGTTTGGAGCTGAATCATAAGCCCAAAGTAAACCACCGCCGGTAATGCTCGCATCACCAGCCAGATGAGTTAAAAATATATACTGGCTACCCGCTAATGTTTCTGGGTATATCAAAAAAGACAAACTTTGAGCTTGTCCAGTAGGGTTCCAGATATTACCAATATCAATTCTCTCATCAGTACCAGGCAAATCAACAGCAGGCCCAAATTTCCCGCCAACCCAAGACGGTGTTGTGCCTTGAAATGTCCCCGTGCCTACATTCCCGCTCAAATCAAAGACTGTCGTACCGCCGTTCTCATTCATCAGCCAGCAGCCAACAAGACCTCTTGCCAAGCGATGGCTCTTGTCCAAAGGCGTTCCTAAAGGCGGTTTCAGTAATGGATTATATGGTATTGTCATAGTTCAATAAGAAATCGGTATAGCTCTGTCTTCATCTACAGCATCAGTTGATAACGTTAATTTACCAAGTAATATCATATCGGTCGTAATATCAAAGTCGGCAAGGTCGGACGGCCATCTGGAATTATCGGTGGAAACCTCCATATACAAATCCATAGTGCCATCGGTGGAAGTTACATCTGCCTTGCAATAGAAAGTGCCTGTAAAACCAATAAACAAATTGGATGTATTATCTATAACCGCACCTTCTGTTTCAACATTAGCAGCAAGCGTCCCACCTGTATTAAGAAAAGCTGTGGTATCTGATATAATCGTCCCCTGTGCCATAGCACCGGATGTCATTTTCCAGGGGGCAATATGAACTTCTATCCTTGCAGCGTTGTCAAAAGTAAAGGTCTGATCGGTTTCGTTTCTGACTCTAAAACGGTAAAATTTAGGCAGCATTATGGTTCTCGTCCTTCAAAATTTGCCTTGGCCGCAATTTGTAAAGTGTCAATCTCGGCGTTAATTATATTCAGGGTTGCTTGTTCCGCAACTTGTTTTTCATACTTTGCCCAGAGCGCATTCAATGCCTCTGTCTTTTTGGCCGTAGTTGATATATCAGCATTTTGCATACTGACAGTGTATGTTGGGTCAGGGTCGGTTGGTGAATCGTCTGTCCTTGTTGCACTGACGCTGACTATCCTGTTTGGTATGTCAATCGGCGTTATTGTAAATTCCCACATTATTGCCATTATTTATCCTACGTATACAATACCTACATTTATTCTTCCGTATATCTCTCTCGCAACTTATCCTGAATAGTCTTAGCCAGATCATCAGACATAGAAG